CTAGAGGAGCGACTTCTGCTCCGGCGCACCCCTCAGAGGCCAGCGCTCGATCTCCTCGTAGGCGGACTCACCTGGCAGCAATGTGCTTCGCATCAGGACGAACTCCGTTGCCTTCCATTCGATTGGGCGGAGGGGGGTCTTTGCCAGCTTCGCCGCGGTGTACTGAACGGTGACGTGCGGGGCAAATGGCAGTCGGTCCAGCTCGAACCCGGCGGCCAGCAGGCGCTTGGACAAGTCGCTTCGCAGCTTGGCCAGCCCTGCCGGGGTCTCCCGGGCGCCGAGCCACCACACCTTCGACTTCTCGAAGCAAGAGGCTATGTCCAGGCGAAGATCGAAGGGCTCGGCCGTGATCTGCCGAGCGGCCTGGATGGCGTTGAACTGCTGGTCGGCGTCCAACTGGTTGCCGAGGAACGCCAGGGTGATGTGGTACTTCGACGGTGGCACCGACCGGCCGCCAGGCGCCATCTTGATCACCAGGTCGCGTGCGGCCTTCTCGCAGGCGACCCGAGCGGGCTCCGGCGGCAGCAGGGCGAAGAAGAGTCGGCTGGGCGTCATGGCCGCGGATTCTAAGCGGCCAGCCGATGCTCGTAGTAGGGCCGGGCCTTGTCGTCGAGGATTTGCACCAGGCGCTCCCGTGGCGCGCCTGCAGGCGCCAGCCACTCGGCGACGTTCTCTTCCTGCAGCTGGATCACGCAGCGGTCGTGGCCGGTAGCGGCAACCTCTGGCGGCGGCCCGTCGGTGATCGCGGCGAAGGACTCCAGTGGCTCCTGCCCCTGCCCCTCCCAGCGCGACCACAGGCAGGCCACGTACATCTCCTGCTCGGGCTGCGGATTGAAGTGCAGGACCAGGTTCTCTTCCTTCTCGCCCGGCTGCAGCTCGCGGCGCTCGAAGTCGTGGCGGGCCACGTTCTCGTAGAAGCCCGTCATCACCACGACGGCGTGGTGCTCGCCGTACAGGTTCTTCCAGAAGCGCTCGAGGTTGTCCCGGCGGGCGTTGTACAGGCCGTCGTACTGGCGGTCGTAGGAGGCGGGCTTCCCCATCGGACGGCAATGGTAGCGCATGGGGCGGATCACGAACTCCGATCCCTCGCGCACGATCACCGGGGCGTACCAGAAGGGGAAGATGCGGGAGTCTGAGGCCTTGGGCTCGGCGCGTTGCAGGTCGCGGAGCCAGGCAACGTGGCGCTCGATCTTCTCGGTGGAGATTCGCAGATCGTCCTGGGCCTTTTTCGTCACCTTGGCCTGCAGCGCGCGCTGCGCATCGGCCTGGCGCTTCTTCTGCTTGAACAGCTCCGCCTCGAGCACCGCGGCGCGCTGCTTGCGGCACTCCATGATCAGCTCGCGGATCCTGCCCTCGGCCGGCGACTGCGGATCATCGAAGTTGGCATCCAGCGCCCGGGGAATCTTGAGGGACGCATCGATCAAGCGCTGCTCGTACAGCTTCTCGAACGCAGCCAGGTCCGGCGCTGTCGGCACGCGGCGGTTCAGCTTTTTGAACCGGGCAACCACCATCGCCGAGTAGCACATGGCCTAGTGGCTCTTGATCGAACCCGCTTTCTGGTCGACCAGGGCGGCAGCCTCGGGCTCGCCAGCAAGGATGAGCGCCAACTTGAGCAGTGTAGGCGAATCACCGGCTGCGACTTGCAGCTCGAAGCGCAGCTTCTCCGGATCGTAATCCGCCGCCTTGGGGTTGTCCTGAGTCGCTATCGGACCGGTGAGATTGCTCCAGTTCTCGCCGACCCAGACCCCGACGTCCTCAGGAGAGGTGCCCGGCTCGACCGGTCCGTAGGCATAGCCCGGACCCTGCTCGTCAAATTCGACACTCTGAACCTCCCCGGTTGCCAAGAAATCAATCACAGCACTGGCGAAGGCGTAGGCGAACAGCGGGAAGAGGTCTGATGGGGTATTCATGGCTGAGCGTGGTTTCAGGCCCAGCAGGATACCCCGCCCGGCCTAAATTTCGAGCCCACTCAGCCCCCTGGAGTTTCGGCCATAGATACCTGACGAGCGTCAGGTATAGGGTGAACTATGGACACTTCACGCTTCCGCCAAAGCGGCCAAACCTGCCCGCGGTGCCGGCAGCCTCTGGGAGAGAGCCTGTACGGGGAGAAGTACTGCCAAGCTTGCAAGTACACGCGGCCAGCACCCGATCCTGACTCAGTGATCGTCGGCATCCACGGCCGTGCACCCTACGAGGCTATCCGGCCCCGGCTGGGGCATCTGGTGCAGAACCTGAAGGTCGGAGGCATCGCGACCCTGTTCGACACCGGAAGCCCTCTCGCCCTGGCCTGGGCCCTGGACCGGGAAGTAGACCTGCACCCCTATTCCTGCGGCGCGAAGATGGGCAACTGCTGCTGCGTCATCCTCGTTGGCGAACCGCGAGTTCCTGCAGAGCAGATCACGGAGGGCGTGCCCCACAGGATGATCCGCCGGCCCTGGTAGGGCCAATTTGCCCTGCCCCTCCCGGAATGGCACCTTCAAGCCTGGGGGAACCAATGAACCAGATCATGAAGGGAATGGCAGCGGCGCTACTGCTGGCGCTCGCCGCCTGCGGCCAGGCCGGCGAGACCGTCGAGGTGAAGTACCACGGCAAGGTGAGCCTGCAGGGCTTCGAGTGCACCGACACCCAGAGCTCTTTCGTGCACCGGATCTGCTACGCCGAGTCCGACAAGTACCTGCTGGTGCAGCTGAAGGACACCTACTACCACTACTGCCGGATGCCGCCGCGGGTGGTCAATGCCTGGCTCGCGGCCGAGTCGAAGGGAGGGTTCTACAACGCCAACATCAAGGGGCGGTTTGGGTGTCGCGAGGGCGGCGTGCCTTAGCCGACAACCTCCGTAGTCCGCACCGTGGCCGTCCACTTGAGATTGTGGGAGGCCTCGCCTGTCACCTCTAGCTGGAGGCAGCCGGTCGATGTGTTCGCCGTGATGGCCAAGGTCCAGGTTGCAGATCCAGCATCCGGGGTTCCGATGTCAGCCTGCGTCACGGCGCCCAGCAGGGCCGTGGAGGCGGCATTGGCGCCACGCTTGATGGCGCCCTTGAATTCGATGGCCTTGCTATCGCCGGTCGCGTTTTCACGAACCACCAACTGGCCCTGGAAGGCGAACAGCGAATTGTTCGCCAGAACGATCTGGTTGTTGCTGCTGCCAGGGCTGCCGTTGGTCGAGATGTTTGCCGGCGTTGCATTGGTGGTAGCCCCGCGCAGGATAAATTCTCGGCACTGGGCGTCGCCGGATGCTGCATGGCCGCCCGATGCACGCGCATGAGCGCCCTGGATTCCCCGTGCGTTGGCGTGATAGCCGACCGTAGAGGCGTAATCGGCATCCGCTGTCGAAAGTCGGCCGCCAAGACTAGCTGAATACTGTCCCGAAGCCGTGTTCTGCGAGCCGGCGCAAAAGGCAGCATAGTTCGATGCTGTGTTTCCCTCGCCTCCAGGGATGGTCGAATACTGGCCGCTCGCGGCATTGTTGACGCCGCCGCCTACCGAAGCGTGCGTTTGGGTGGCGGAGCACCCCTGTCCGCCAGCAATGGTGGCATTGGTCGCGCTCGCCGTATTATTTCGGCCGCCGCCGATCACCGCGTACCCGCCGGACGCAACTTCAGCAGCGGCGGATCGAAGCTTCTGCCAGTCCGTTGCCTGCACGCCGCGCTTGTTGCCTCCCGCGGTAAGGGAATCCGGAACCTGCGCCAGCGTCGCGCCGGTGCCCTTGGAGATGAGCGCCGCGTCGACGTTGGTCGCGCCGTTGTTCACCAGCAGGTAGACGACCGGAACGGTGGCATTCGGCGAACTGCTGTTGGCACCCTCCGTCCAGTTGGTGAGACCACCACCGCCACCACTCGGAGTATCCCAGGTCGGATTGTTCCCCGAGCCCAGGGTCTTGAGGTACTGGCCGCTCGTACCGGCTGCCAGCCGATCCCATCCCGCCGCACCTCGATACAGCAGATCGCCCTGCGCCGCGCCGCCCACCAAGTCCAGCACGTCGGTCAGGGTGCCAGACTTGATGAGCTTGCCCGTCGTGCCATCGAACAGCGCGACGAGGCCGCTGGTCACCGAGGCCGGGCCCAGCACGGCACCGTCAATGTTCGCCTGGATGATGTTCCAACTGGCACCTACGGTCGCCTGGTTGCCAGCAGCCGTGCCGTCCGCCAGGCAGATCACCATGTCACCTACCTGGACATTCACTCCGGATGCGCCGCCGATCTTTCCGGCGACACTGATGCGGTAGGTATGCCCGGCATCAGCCGCCGGATAGTTCGGGTTGGAGGAGGCGTCGATGGCGCCCTTATAGGCGAGAGAATCCTGCGCCGCCACGTAGGTGGCGAGGTAGGTCCTGACCGCCTTCTCGGTGGGCAGATTCGCGTCCGAGTTCGCGGCCATGGTGCCGTCGGTCGAGACGGCCACTCCGGTATCTGCCAGAACGTCGCCGCCCGTCCCGGAGAAGGCCGCAAGGTTGCCGCTGACCGAAACCCCTGGCCCGGCCACATCGCCGGCACCAGCCACCGCCGCATCGACATAGGTCTTGACCGCCTGCTCTGTAGGGAGCTTGGCATCTGAGGCGGCAGCAAGCGTGCCATCCGTGGAGACGGCAACGCCGCTGTCCGCCAGGGAATCACCGCCCGTGGTATCGAAGATGGCCAGATGCCCGACCGCGGAAGTGCCGGGCCCGATGACGCCGGCGCCGGGGTTGTAGGCACCCCAGGTCTCGGTATCGCCGTCGTAGGTCCACCACTGCCCCACGTCGGCGACCCAGATCTGGGGCCCCGGAAATGGCAGCATGTATCGCCAACCGCCCACCCACATCGCGATCTGCCCGGCGCGGCCGGACCAGAGGCCGGTCGCGCCAGCGGGGATGATGTAGGCATCCGAGTCTGCGGGCGACAGCGGCGGTGACGTCGTGGAAGCCGAGAGAACGCCGGCAAACAGGGTGCCGGTCTGGACGTTCGCCTCGTTGAACAGCACTTCCTTGTTGAAATCCCCGGCTCGCATCACGGGGTAGCGAACGGGGGTCAGCGTGTCTGTCATGGCTACTCCATCTCAAGCGCAACCTGGCCGCCGTAGGAGGCCCGGGCGCTGCAGGTAAAGGGGACGTTGGGGGAGTTGGCGGTGATCTCGAGGCCGCCGACTGCCGGCTCATACGCGGCCGTGAAATCGGCGCCGGTGATCAAGGCCGCCAGCTCGGTGTAGATCGGCGCGAAGTCCGTACCCACATCGCTGGCATCGGCCGTGTAGGTGTAGTCCACGCCATCCAGGGTGACGACATAGACCTGGCCGGCCTCCACGTTGGTGCCAGCGCCATTGAAGAACGACACCACGGTGATCTGCGGATCTCCGGAGGGCGAGTCCACCGCACCCTGGACGATCTGGGCCAGCTTCGGATCGAAACCTGAAGGATGGGATCCGGACTGGTTGCCGAAGCTGTCGTTGCGCACGGCGTAGCTGCCTGTGGCCGAGATGACTACCGCCGGCCGAACCATGGAGCCCGGCACCGAGACCAGGCTCGCGGTGATCCCTCGGCTAGATAGCTCCGTATTGCTATTGATGGCCGCGACCAGCTCATCCAGGCCGCCCAGGTAGAAGTCGCTGGTGCCGAATACGGACCAGGAGAGCGGCACCAGCAGCGGCGTCCGTCCCATGGCCTTGTACGTGGCGTAGTCCTTCCAGGTCACCTGGAGAGCGAAGCTCGCCGTGCCGGGTTGCCGGTAGTTGAGGTCGCTGTTCGGAGACTGCTGCCACTCGGTACCCAGATCCCTGTACAGGTCGATGAAACTCTGCTGCTGAGCTGCGCCATGCGCGGGAGCCGGGGCCTGGCCGAGGAAGATCGTCGGCGGCGCCGTGACGTTGCCGCTGGCGCGGACATAGCGTGCCTCCGGAAAGGAGACGGAGACCTCAGCACCGTCTACGGAGACCGTGGAGCCGGGGAAGTTGGATTCCAGCTGCAGGGCCAGGTCATCGGCGTAGTCATCGAAGCTGGACTTGCCGGAACCCGATACCGTGAGGTATCGGCTATCCGCCGCGGAAAAGATCCAGAAGTAGAAGTCGTCCCGGTCATCGAAGGACCCTTCGAACGTGATCTTCCAGGCCACAGACGGCTGCGCGGGCTCGTTGCCCTCGCTGTCGGTGATGAACGGAAGATCGATGGTCGCCTCTCCGACATAGCCCGTTCCCACCACGGCCGACACCTGCCGGACTTGGAGGGTGTTGGCTGTCGGCACCACGCCCCAATCGAGCTGCTGCTGTTCCCAGGTGTACAGGTAGCGCGGCTCGTAGACCGTGACCATGCGCGGGGCGTTGCGCTCCGGATTCAGGATGGTGACTTGGTACTCCTCGGACGCTTCGTTGAGGGGCACGTCTACCTGGTTGTTCCACTCCTCTCCCAGGCGCGTCCGGCGCTTCCAGGTGAAGAGGATGTTGTTGCCGGCGTCACGCACGCCCTCGAGGTGGCCCGGGCTGTAAGGTTCGAGCGCCACGCCCTGATTGGTGTGATCCATGGCCGCGGCCGTCTGCTCGGACATGTCCAGCGTCACGGCTTTCCACTTCGTGGTACGGCCGAGGTCGGCGTTCTCGCCCGCGATGCGGGCTGCTCCTGGGCCCACCAGAACGAAACGATCGCCATCCTGATGCAGACCCTGCGCCCATTCCGTGCCGCGGCGGCCGCGAAGCAGCGTCTTCACTTCGTATCGGCGCTTGCCGTTGAATACTCCCAGCAGGGTGGCATCCGCGAACTGCATGGCCTCCCAGCGACCATCGGCGCCGACGAATGCCGGATTGCCGCCGTTGAGCACCAGGTCCTGGGTCTTGGATTCCAGGTCGCCCCGATCCAGGTCGATGGTCAGGACCGTTCCATAGTCCCAGACATTCGCGCTGGGGCCCGCCGGCATCACCCCGACAATGCGCCCGACCGTGGCCGGCGTCAGCAGGGTGACCTTGGCCTTGTAGCTTGCGCCGCCGTCCACCGACAGCATGATCTGGGCCCCGCTCCAGCCGCTGAACTGGCCCCAGGCAGCCACATAAACCCCGGCATCGTTGGCGGAGCCATCCAGGGCGGGGCCGTCGATGATCAGCAGCTCAGACGGCCCCGCAATGCCCAGAACGTCGCTGGAGGGCACTGCGGCCGCGCCCAGGGCATAGCTCACATAGACGCCATCATCGTCACGCCGCAGGGACAGCTTGAGGGGACTGAGCGGAGGAGTCATGTTGACGCCCACGATGCGGGCGCGCTCCACCAGACCCTCTACCGGGATGCCGATGCAGTCGGCGCCTTCCAAGGCCAGCAGCGCCGGAGAGACAGAAGTCTCGTAGGTCTCCCGTCCCCACCAGTCGTCCTGGTGGATCACCTGGGCGATCTGCATCGCCTTGGTATCGTCCATGTTGATCGCCAGTTGCACATCCTTGGCGTTGACCGAGTCAGTGGTCATCCGCGGGGGAGACTGCTGCATGCCTGCCTGGTAGTCCTTGGCGCCCATCTTGTAGTGGACGCGGACCAGGCGCGGCAGCTCCACGGCTTGCTGGATCTGCGTGGTGACCAGGGGCGGTGCGGGTTCGCCGGCGAAACGGGCGCCCATCTCGTCCGTCGTCAGCGTGTAGACGATGGGCTTTCCGCGCTTGGGGAACTTCAGCAGGGCATCAGATTCCACACAATCGAAGAACTGGTAGGCCTGCAGCGGCTGGATCGCCTGGCGCGCTGTCATGAGAGTCGAAAGGCCATAGCCGGGCACGGTGTCCGTCAGGTCGCTGACATCGATCCGGTCCGATGGAACTCCAACTTCCTCGCAGATCTCCCTGACGATGCTGCCCACAGTGGGCGGAATGGCCTGCAGGGCATGGCGAACATAGCTGCGCACGTAGGCCGTGGTCGGGACAACGGGGTAGTCCACACCATAGACGAGGCCCGTGCGGATCTTCGCATCGGCTGCAACGGCAGCCGCATACTCCGCTTCCCAGAACGCTTGGGTGTCATCTCCGGAGCCGGCAGCGACCACCGGTCCTAGCGGGTAGTCCGTGACGACGCCCACCGCAGATCGAAGGTTGGAAAGGGCCTTGAAGCTGCCTGCCGCCACGCTGTAGCCCACCATGTGCTCGACCCGTCCGTCGATCGCGCAGTAGTTCGAGTTCTCCGGCAGTAGTGGATAGGCATCCGTGCAATAGGGCGTGCACGGCGGGGCTGGTGCGCGAGGCTTCCGGCGAATCTCGATCAGTACATCATCCAGCCGGAAGAGTTGCTGCCCGACACCATAATTCGAGCAATTGGTAACGGCAGACTCGCCGCTCTCGCCAGTACCCGCAGACGCGATCCGCCAAATGCCGGCGACGGTCGCCCAGGGAAGGGCGCCGGCATCGGTCAGGCCGGTCCACCAGATGCGCCTCTGGGCCGTAATTCCGGCCTCTGCCATGCTGGTACACCCCACTGGGCTGGGACCGGCGGGCAGTTCCGCGGCATAGTCATATCCATCCCGGTAGTCGCCATCGGGAAGATGACGGTTGAAGTGGAGATAAAGCACTTCCTGCTCGCCCGGGGCGTTCACAGTGAAGGCCCGCCACAGCTCCAAACGGTCAGGGGACCACCCGAGCTGGTAGGCGAGTCGATCCGCGTCGATGCCTCCAATATCAGCCTTGGCAGCGTCCAGGGAGTCCCGCCAAACGCCGGAGATCGGCGACGAGGGCGAGCCGATCATCCGGTACTGGTGCTCGTTCTTGCAGCTACGCGGGTCATCACCGAGGGCCCAGGGATACATGACAGCCGACGCGTGCTCCACCACGGTGGTATCGGCATCGTCGCCTTCCGTGACGATCTCGAACCGCCAGTTCGGCATGCGCCCGCCGGTGTCGGTCTGATCCTCATCCGTGAAGACGATGTAGGCGCGGCCGCGGTAGGCAGGCGTGTTGCCGACGCCCTTGACCGCCTCGATGGTGGGGTCCGGCATCTGGTCGGCCGTCCCCGTGTACAGCGTGAAGCCGTCGGCGAAGCTCTCGCTGGCAGCCACGCGCTCGGCGTAGGCGTTGTCGGTCTCGTCCGACTGCTGCGGCCGGATGTCGTAGACCAGCTTGTCCATGCGCCAGGCCCGCAGCAGGCCCTTGATGGGCCCATTCGGGCAGCGGCATAGGCCCACGGCATAGCTGCGCGTGGCGGTGTAGTAAACCTGCTTCTGAGTAGGGCCACCCTTGCCGCCGGCCTCCTCGGTGTGCTTGTGATTGATCAGACGGTCAGCCCATAGGACATTGCCGGCGACCGCATCCTTGCCGAACACCCAGGGCCACGCGGCGCCGATGGCGCTGGTCGTGATCGCCTGGTCCGCGATCTTCGGTCCCTCCACGGTCGGCAGCTGTGTCGGGAACAGCGCCTGGCCCAGCATGTTGCCCAGCGAGAATCCCAGGCCCGGCATGCCGACCATGCTGCCCACGTAGAGCCCCACGAGGCTGACCGCCGCCTGGCCGACGTTAGCCATAGGTCACCCCGGGGAAGCGGAATGCGAACTGCGTGCGCCGGCGGAAGGCCTCATCGAAGCGATGCTCCACCACCTTCCTGAAGTTGCTGGCCGCGTGGATCACCGTTTCGCCGGCGAAAATGGCGACGTGGTGCGGCTCCCGGAACTCCTTCCAGGCCATCACCAGGATGCAGCCCGGCGAGATGGCCTCGAGCGGGATCTCCAGGAAATACTTGCGGCTCTCCGCGAGCAGCAGGCCTTTGTGCGGCAGCCGGGCGTAGCCCGTGTAGTTGAAGGACGGCGGCCAGGCGCCCACCTCCGCGCCCACGCCCAGCACCAGGCCAATGCAATCCACTGCCACGCCCCGCAGGCGCGCCTGGTGCTGGTAGGGCGTACCCAGCCAGCCGCGGGCCGCCAGAACCACGTCTGAGGCGTTCAATCGACACCCCTCAGCATCTCCGTGGGCCCAGGCACGTCCGGCTCCCCGTCGAAGTCCAGCTGGGCACCGAAGCGGTCCCTGCAAGTCTCCCAGCGTCGGTCGCAGCCAGGCTCCAGGCTGAAGGCATCGCCCGGAGCTACCGGATAGGGGAACGGCTCGAAGAGCTCGATGCGGCCCAGCACCAGCGGATCCCCGGAGCTGTCCAGCTTCACCTCGCGTGCAAAGCCCGAGTTGGTACCGCTGGTGAAGGTCAGCAACCCGCCCACGAAGTGCCCGGGCGCAGACGGCGTGGCGCCGAGATCCAGGGTGGTTTCCAGCACGCGCCGGCTGGTAACCGTGTCCACCATGCCGGTCACCGTCAGCGAGGCTACATCGACGCTGCAGGGCGCCTGGCCCAGGCGCTTGACGCGGCAGGTCAGCGACACCGCAGGCAGCAGCTGCTGGGCCAACTTCTGCGTCATGCCGCGCAACTCGCCCTTCGCCAAATCGTTAACGAAGGTCTGGAAGTTTCCGACCATACCGTGCTGCAGGATGATCCCGCTGTCGGTCGGGTCCGCCCAGTTCACGAGGAAAATCGTGCAGGCAACGTTGTCGAACAGGCCGGCGCGAATGTCCGCGACAGTGATTCCAGAAGAAGCCAAGAGAATCTCGACATCGAGATTGCTGACCGACAGGTCCGAGGTCTGTACGACCTCTGAGGTTTGGATACTCGAAAATGGCTGGTAGACGCCATCGAGGACGACATCATTGACCGTTCGCTCTACTACGATTTCCTCGTCGTGGTCAGACGATCGGAAGTAGTCGCCCACGGTGTTCTGAATTTGGAAGCACACCGCCCAGGTCGCCACGCGCTTCGTTAGGCTGAGTTGATCTGCGAGAGATATCTGCCTCATGGATTGCGCAACTCCATCAGGGTGTAGGCCACGGATTCAGTTTCGAACTCGACCGCGGACACAGGCAACTCGTCTCCGTTGAAGCGGACGGGCACATCGAATTCGCCGCCCCAGGTGGCAGGCGTTCCCACAAAGTCGCCGTTGGGAGTCAACAAGCCCGTGGTCGCATCGAGACTCCACCGGCTCGACGCCTGCACAACGCCCAGGTGATTGGCAACGAGGATGGAGCCGGCGACCGGCTTGAGAATCAGACGATCCTGTGTCAGCGCGCCCTTGGTATAGCGCTTGACCAGTTGGTAGCTGCCACCGGAGGCAATGAGCGGAGCATCCAGAGCCGAGACCGAGGCCGTGGGTCGGCAGGATTTGTAGTCGGTGGGGTCGCTAAGGCGGAAGCCGATGGCGTCGCCGCCAACCGACATGAAGTGCTCCCGGATATCGTAGACGTCGTTCTGATGGCGGCTATCGACACTGACCTCAAACCGGTGCAGCGGGTAGGTCCAGCTACGATTGCGGACCTCATCCCCGGAGTCCATCTCGACTTTTTTTGTCTTAAAACGCGGGATCGAACGAAAACCGTAGGAGGGCCGGATATCGAGCCTTGGCGTCTCGAGGAAATCCATCAGCCATTCCTCTGGACGGCAACGCGCACTGCCCTGCCCGCTTCGGCGCCAGCCTGCATGGCCGTCTGCCTGATGGAATCAGGGGTAGAGCCGTAGAAGTTCTGCTGGACGGTGACGCTGATGGCACGTCCGCCACCCGCCTGCATAGCTGCAGTCTCGCCGTTGTTGTAGACGCGCCCAGAGCCGTTGAAGTGGACCAACTCAGGGCCCTGCTCGCCCACCATTTTCCAGCCGGGGCCGAACAGGCCGCCACTGGCCATGCCAGGCACCGGCAGTCCCGGACCGGCCGCGATCGGGATATCCATGCCCGGCAAGCCGAAGTTCATTCCACTGAGGGCCGACATGCCCAGGCTCATGATCCCCTTCATGGTCTCTTGAGCGGCCATGTCCGCCGCCATTCGGCGGAGGGCAGTGCCCATGCTCTGAACCATGCCGTCAAGGCCTCGCTCGAAGGGATCGAAGAACAGGTCAGACAGAGCGCTATGCATGTTGCCGGCGGTCCGTCTGGCCATCTCCTCCATGTCTATGAAGGCTTCACTAAAGAGGCCACGAACCTTTCCGACCTTTTCCTCTACCCGCGTGGCGGCATTGAAATCGTCCTGAAGCTGGCGGACCCGCCGACCGTAGACGTCGGTGTCGACGTAGCCGTCCTTGAACTGCTGATTGAGTTCAGCCACCCCGGCCTTGAACTGCTCCAGAGGATTCCGCGTGGCCTTGATCAGTTCAAGGCGCTCTTCCTCTCTCTCGACTGCCTCTTCGTCGGCCTCCTTCATCTCCTTTTTGAAGTCCAGCTGGCTGGCGAGGCTCTTAAGTTCTTCCTTCTGGGCTTCCGTGACCTTGCCCATGTGCTGTCCGTCAAGGGCGATCTGCACCTTCTGCAGTTCGGTCAACTCGCCATAAAGATCAACTTGCTCACGCAGATTGCGAAGCATGCGCTGCGCCTCGGAAAGCTTCTTCGACTTATCGGATTCATCCTCAGTCGTCAGAAGCTTGCTGACCGTCTCCTGCATGCCCTCACCAGGACGGACGTATGCTGGCCGCTGGTCGGCGGTCACGTAGTCGGCACGCGGGACAGGGTTGAAGCCCAAAGCCCCCAAGACGTCCTGTTTTCCTACGAGGACATCGCGAAGGGCGATGGCCTTAGCCAACTCGGTCTGCAAATGAGCCAAGCGGCGCTGATCCGCCTCATAGGACGCGCCGAACAGGCTTCGCAGGCCCTTAGTGTTCTCCAGCTTGTCGATCTGATACTGCAGCGCCTTGACCGCGTTAATGGAGTCCCGAATTCGGTCCTCCTCGAGCATCTGACCGAGCTTTTCGGTGGTGCTGTTGGTGAACTGGCCGACCATGGCCGCGGCCTCAACCAGTGCGCCGGCCACCCGAGCCACCCCGGTTGCCGCCGATATCAGGCTTCGCTGAAATTCAGGGTCAGTAACCGCTTCCCGCAGATCATCAATGGCCTCTACGATCGGAGACGTGCCGGTCTGTCCAACCGTATTGAACAGCACGTTCTTCAGCTGCGTGAACGCCTGCCCGACCGTTCGATTGATGCTCCCGGCCGCTTCGCTGAGGTCATCCGATCCCTTGAGGAAGGCCTCAAAGAACTCGGCCGACGAGACCTTGCCTTCCTTGACCAGGGCGCGCAGCCTGCCGACGGAGCCGCCCGCCTTGTCCAGGTTGTTGGCCACCGCGACAAGGATGGTTCGCCCATTGTCGAGAAGTGCGTTAAATTCCTGCGCCTGGACGACGCTGCCACCGATCAGCTGAGTCAACTGCAGGATGGCGCTGGAGGCGCCCTGCGTGCTGGTCCCGCTTAGGCGAAGGGCATTGCCCACACCCTCGGTGAACTTCAGCAACTGCGCCTGTGTCGCCCCAAGCTCGGAGGCCGCGCCAGCCAGGCCGATGTATAGCTCGGTCTGATCCTTAATCGACGTCGCGGTGCGCTGCGACAGATCGAACAGCTCGCGCTGAACCTTGGTAAGTTCCTCGGCATTGCGCGTGGTGAGCGCCAGGCGGCCCTGCAGCAGCTGGTAGGAGTCGGCCGTCTGGACGATGCCCGTGGCCATCGTGCCGATGCCGAGGGCAACGAATGCGCCCTTCAGGGCGGACCAGGCGCCGGTCATCCCCTTGGCCGACTTCTCCGCCTTTCCACCAGCCTCAGTGAGGGTGTCGAGGTCCTTCTTGGCGGTCCTGGCCTGCGCCGAATCTACGGCAAGGACAAGCTTGGCGTATTCGAGCATCGGATGGCATCCATGGTGATCAGGGCCTCAAGCTCCCAACGGCATGGCTGCCGTCCGGTGAGCTGGGCCCAGTGATGGAGTTCGGTGTAGGAGAGTCGCGGCGGGAGTTCGCGCAGCCACTCGATCAGGTACTGCAGTTCTGGCGGAAGCTCTGCCTGCTCAAGCTCTGGCGGCTTCCGCTTTGTGACCTTCCAGACTGCTTCTAGCTGCTCTCGGACGGTTGGGCCGTCTGGCTTGTTTCTGCGGCAGAGCCGGCCTTCGTCTCTTGCCCAGTCGTAGAGCTGGGCGACACGGCGAAAAAAACGGCGTCATCCTCCGCGAAGCGGCTGATCGCGTCGCCGATCTGGGGGGCCTCGCGAAGGAACGTCTGCACGTTCTCTGCCGTGCATGGCTCTTCGAAGCTCCAGCCTGCGACAAGGGCTGCCTGCACTACCCCGAGCTCATCCTGAGCCCGCTCCCGTCGCTCTTCCGGATCCTTGATGAGGGCAATTTCCTTCGCCCGCAGCTGCAGCGCCGTATCACGCGCCCGGCGGAACTTGTCGGAGTGCTGGCTCAGGATCAGCAGCCAATGCTCGGTTCGCTCGCCATCAGGGGTGGCCAGATAGAGCTTGCGGCCTTCGTTGGCCTTGGCGCGGGTGTGGAACTTCTCCATGCCGGTCATTACGGGGCGCTCCGGGTGAAGGTCACCGTCTGGCCGTCAGCGTCCATGCCTGCGGAGTAGGTGAACTGCGGGATGATGGCGCCCGGACCGTTCACACCCTTGTTGGCCTGGACGTACGCGACCTTGCCCATGGAGAAGCCCAGGGTCTGGGTGCCGTCCGTGAAGGTCGTGCCGAGGCTGGTGATCGTCTCGTCCAGGTGCTTGGCGTAGAGCGTGCCATCCGTGAGGTAGGCGCTCAGGGAGCCGGTGACGGTGCCCATGCCGTTGGAGATGCAGAAGGCCGCCCGGCTGCCCAGGGCAAACTGCGGCTGCATGCCGTTGTCGAGGTTGAAGGTGAGCTCGGTAGCGATGCCCAGCGCGGTACCGCCCTCGAGGATCGAGGCATCCGTGGTTACGAACGGGTCGCCTTCGGTCGCGGCGGCGAAGGTGTCGGCACCGAGGGTGTAGGCCTCCGCTTCCTTGCCGACCAGGCCAAAGGTCAGGTTCACGCGAGCGTTCAGCTGGGCCGAGATCGCCATCGTGGAGGCCTCGCAGCCCCGGTAGATGTAGTCCAGTCCCTTGTCGGTGTGACGCTCGAGGACGGACAGGGTCCGGCGCGTTGAGCCGATGGTCACCTTGTCGTTCAGGCTGGTGATCGTCACCGACTCGCCGGCGGCATCGTTCACGATGACGTCGCCGTCCGTCCCGCCGATGGTCATCTTGGCCGCGGTCAGGGCGGTGATGGTGCCGGAGGCGATGTTGTTGGCCACGTCGCCGGTGAAGCCGGTCACGGCCACCTTCTGGCCCACGGCAAAGCCCGCGGCGAGGAACCCGTTGCCGGAGTCATTGAAGCTATTGTCGGCGGCTGCGGCGCTGATGGTGGCCGCGGTGATCAGCCCGACCGGCCCCCAGGTGCCCTGCAGCGCAGCCTCGATCAGATCGTCATGGCTGGCGATGCTCATCTCGGCCGCGACGGTGCCCTGCGTCGAGTACGTACCCTGGCGGGCTACCTCGCGCTGGCGATTCTTGCGCATCTCGTTGGAGTCGATCTGCGTGGTGTTCCGGGCAATCTGCTCGGAGACGAAACGGATGGGCTTCCAGGCCGGCGGCACCGGAAGGTCACCGTTCTGGTCCTCCATGCAGTAGAACAACTCAGTGGCGATGCCATTGGCGAAACAGGTCATGGTGAAGCTCCTAGCGAGTGGTCATTGCCGACCAGGCGATGGAAATGGAACAGCGCAGCCAGCCATTGATGGGACGTATGCGGCCGCGAGAACAGCTGGTGATGACGACGCACTGGCCCTGGTAGATGAAGCGGGCACCAGCTTTGAAATGGTCCCGAATCGAGTCGGCAGCCTTGAGGAACGGCCCGGTGCCAACATTTGCAACGTCGTTGATATCGATCTGCAGTACACCAACATGCTCGTCCTGGCCGCCCTGCCCAAGCGATGCGGGGGGCGAATCAGCGGGCAGGCTGAAAACCGAAGCCCACCGCGCCTGGTTGGGCGGCTTAAAGTCCTTGGCCTCGTAGGCAATGTGGCTGTTCGGGATGGCTGGCGAAACTAGGGCGATCGCGTCCTTCGCCGCCTGCATAAGGGCAGCGTTGATCTTCAGTTCGCTCATGACTTGGGCAGATGCTTCTGGAAGCGGCCGGTCGCCTTGCGCTTGAGCAGGGCTGCGATACGAAGGAAATTCCGGCGAACCATGCCGATGGGCGCCTGCTTGGAAGAGCCTTCCTCCAAAAACTCGATATATGGGAGGTTGTTCGTCATGTAGACCGTGTCTCCCAGTTGCCCGAGATTGGCCGCGACCTCGGCCCTGGCGCTGGCCATGGTGCGCTTCTCGATCTCTCCGTCCTTCGGGGCTCCCACGGTCGTTTGCCAGTTGCCGCGGGCGCGGCCGGTGTCGACCGGGGTGTCGCCGATGACGCTACCGTAGAGCTCGATGATTACGGCACGGCGCGTCTCATCCAGGCCACGCCCGATGTTCTGGGCCGCCCGGTTCAGGTCAACGGAGAAGCTCATGAGAACTCCACCGAATCGACGCCGAGAGCGGCATAGTCGGATCGCTTCATGGCGATCTCGATGGCGCGCACCGCCGTAGCGCCGGCCTCCAGCGCGCCCCAGGCAAATTCCTGCCCGGCGCCATGGGCATAGATGCGCTCCTCCATCGGCTGCCAATGCAGATCATTGGCTAGGCACCAGACATTTCCCTGCTGATCGATGGCCAAGCAGCACTGATCGCCCATTTGCTGCGGCGTGAACCAAGCGGCGGGGTTCGGGCGCTCGCCCTTGCCCTCCATCCAAGCCAGAACCTGCAGACAGAACGAGGCGGTGCCGCAGAAGCCGACCAGTAGCGTCCCCCGCTCCTTGTTGACGATCTTGAACACCTTGCGCACCGTGCGCCGTACACCGCCGGACCACGAGCACTTGTCAGCTGCCAGCGTCTTCCCGTCCCAAGCAATGGTGGTCACTTGCGCACCTGCAGTTCGTACAGAACCGGCGTGCCGGCGGGATTGATTTGCTTGATATTCACGACCTGGTAGGTCTCCGCGCCCACGATGGCCCTGTCCGACGGTGCGGGGGTGATGGCCAGGCCTTCGGCTGCCAGCAGCATGCGCTTGTCGTCCTGCCGAATCTCCGTGCCATCGGCGTACTTCACGCCGGAGCCGATGAGCTTGTAGTCGAGCAGCAGGCCACGGACGTTGTAGTCCGTGGCGGCGCCCGCCGTGGTCTCGCCGGTGACAGGGTCATACGTGCCCTGATCCGGGCGGCGCAGCGTCACCGGGCTGCCCTTGTCCGCGATCAGCCGGGCGGCTGTGGCGGCAAGGTTGGAATAGAACGTCACGAGCGGATGACTCGAATCTGGCTGCCGCCCGACTTGAGCAGCGGCGCCAGCAGCGCATCGGCCTTGGCAAAGGATGGCGTTGACCGGGCGACTGCCGGCTCAGCGTACTTCACCGTGATGACGTCAACCGTCTCTTCCGTGACCGCGCCCTTCTGGGTAGTCGGGTCCACGGTCGGCAGCAGGTCCAGCGACTGGGCCTCGATCGCCAGGCTGACCTGGGCATCGATCAGGGCCTGGGGAATGGCGTCCGCGGCGATGTAGAAGCCGTAGACGCAGACGTCAACCCGAGGCCAGGAAACCGGCTGGGCAGCCTGGACGCGGCTTCCCTTGAAGCGGTCCTCGTAGCTCTGCAGATAGTCCATGGCCTTGATCAGGAGGGCTTCGCAGTCACTGTCGTCGTCTGGCAGCGTCACGCCGCGCTTGGCGGCATACGCACGAAGATCGTCAACTGTGGCGTAGCTGTCGGCGCCGGCAACAATGCTGCCGTCCTCGATGATCAAGGCCATGGGTCTGCCTTAGCCCTTCTCGGCGCCGTCGAGCAGAGCCTGCAGGTCGGTCTTGGAGGCGTTGCCCTTGTAGGTGATGCCCTTGGCATCGAGTGCAGCCTTGATATCGGCAGCGGTCATACTTTTCTGTTCGCTGGAGCCCTTTTCGGCGCCGTCGAGCAGCTCGTGCACGGCGGGGTCGAAGTCGGGCTCACTGATCAGCACATGGTCGCCCTGGTCCTTTCCCCAGGGCTTCACTTTGATAACTTTCATGGTTTCTCCTGAATCGAAAGAAGGACCGGGGCCGAAGCCCCGGTCCAGACGCTGGATTAGCCCAGCAGCAGGCCGATGTGCTGGGTCTTCACGGCCGCGGTGCCCCAGGCCAGACCGATCTCGTACTGCATCTGGCGGTACTGGGCGTACATCGAGACTTCGAACGACAGGCCGCTCACCGGGTCGGTGATGATCTGGCGGTCGATGGCGCTGTCACCCTGGGGCGGCAGGGCCGGGGCGCGGGTCGCCAGAGCGATGGCCGAACGGGCGAAGCACATATTCCGGGCGGCGGCGGCAACGACCGTGATGTTCGTGGCAGAAGCCGCGATTGCCTTGCGCAGACCCGGCGCCGCCAGCGTGATCGTGCCGCCGTTGGAGACATCCGCATCACCCGAAGCCACTACGTACTTGTTGCTGTCGCCCGCGAAGGTGATCACATCGCCCGCCACGATCGTGCCGGTACCCGCCGAGGCCAGGGTGATCACCGTAGCGCCAACCGCATATCCGGCGTTGTTGGTGGTTGCAGAGGCGCCGGTGCCGGCCGTCGAGGTCTTCACCTGGGCCGATTCGCGGATGGCGAAGCCGTGCACGTCGAGCAGCACGCCGCGACGCAGCAGCGAGGTATCCGCCGCCTCGTTGGCCTTGCTCAGCTGCGTCAGCGTGCGCATCGCGGCGCCAGCCGAGGTGTCGATCACGCACTGGAGGTCACCCAGCGGAGAGCCGTTGTCGGCCAGCAGCTTGCGCATCTGCGCCGTGTCACCGAGGTTGCTGGCGAACGGCGTGGTCCCGGCGGTGCCGTAGGCACGCGAAGCGTAGATGTGCAGCGCCGCCAGATCGGCTTCGACCTCGTTCACGAGCGTGCGCATGCCCTGGGCGAACTGATCGCGCAGGATGACGTTGAAGCTGGCGCCGTTGTTGTCGAGGCCCTTCTTTTCCTCGCCGTTCCAGCGGATCGGTACGCGGCGGGCCTTGGTGATGGTCATGTCGGTCGAACCGATGGTCTGGTCGCCGTCGTTGGGCGGGGTGACCGCCGGGGTGATGTCGCTCGCGGTGGACGCCGGCGCAACCGGCGAGCGCACGGTCTGGCCCACGGCCGCGCGATCGTAGGTCATGTCCGAGGACACTGCGGGGATGAAGCCGACGAGTTCGCGCGAGACGACGTCGAGGGCGTTGTAGATGGTGGGGATGAGGCCCGTGAGAGTGTTTGCCATGTGAGTAGGTCCTTAAATGAGAAAGGCCCGCTCAGCGGGCCCTGGATTGCTGTGGTTGAAACTTCAGTCTGTGATGACGGTGTCCTTGACCGCCGCGGACTTCGCCACGGGATCCAGGGCATCGAATGCAGCACGGGTCATCGTCTTTTTGCCGCCCTGGCCACCACCATTCCCGCCCGCGCCCGCGCCACTTCCGCCCGCTCCCTTGAGGAAGTGGGCCTTGTGCGGGTGCGCCTCGACCATCAGTTCGATTGCCTCCTCAGCATCAGCCAGTTCGCCGGCACGAACACGCGAGAAGAGCTTGTTGCCCTGCGCGTCGTAACCAACGACCTTGCCTTCCTCGACCTTCAGGCGACTACCGAACATCGCCTGCGCGATCTCGACGCCAGCCGGGCCGGGAGCTGCGAACTTTTCGGCAATGAACTTGGAGCGGGAGAACGCGCCGCCGATGAGGTGGCTATCAAGCTGACTCTTCAGTGTGTCGCGCTCCTTGACGACGGGCTCAAACTCGGCACGGACGGCCTTGATGGCCTCGGCCTTCACCTTCTCGACCTCGCCGGCATCCACCAGCTTCTTGTCGTCCAGGTTCTTCATGGTCGCGAGCGCCTTACGGGCGGCCTCGGCGTCGGTAATGCCCTCGAACTTCGTGGTGAAGGTCTTGAGGTCGCCCTCGGCCTTCTCCGCGCGCTCGCGGTGCGTCTTCGCCTCACCGTTGAGACGGCTGATCGTTGCCACGGTACCCGCGGCGTCGAAAGGAGACTCGCTCCCGTCATCGCGCACGTAAACCGGCATCTTCACGCCATCTTTCTCGATCAGTATCGCATTGCCCTTGTCGTCCAGCTTCAGCTTCATGGTGATTTCCTACGGGCATCCGCCCTGTTTGCCAGTGGTGCATCCGCACCGGTGCGCCGCGTACATCCGTAGAGGCGGCAGAAACGAGAAGGGCCCGCCGAAGCGAGCCCAGAAATGCAAAACCCCGCCGGAGCGGGGTTCTTGAATATGGTTGCAGCTAGAAAATCTCGGTGATGACGCCGCGGCGCCAACAGTGGGCACAAACCAGCTGCTTAGTGCCGCCTACGACCTTCAGCCCCTTGATGCGGGGACCGATGACAAGCTGGATGCCTGCCGAGGTCTCGACACCGATGTCGTGCTTGCAGCGCTTGCACGTCCACTGCCTGGCGGCCTCTGCCGCACGCTTGGCTTTGGCCTCGGCGGCCTTTAGGGCCGGGTGCTTTACGACTTTTCCCATACGGCACTTTAGGCCGTCAGACCCGCCCTCGCAAATGCGTCCGGTTCCTTGATCTTCAGCTGCTCCAGCGTCAGTTCATCGCCGGAGCGGCTCACGAACCGGTCCAAGGTCAGGCCGCCGCGGCGGAACAGCGCCCCCTTGGCATTGCCAAGCACCTCGTCCTGGAATGCCGCCGGCTGCCGCTGCAGCCAGGACTGGTAGGTCTCCTGCCCCGAAACCGGGCCGTCCTGGGAGGCCCGGGTGCGCCCTTCCGAGAGGAACCCGAAGTCGTCATGCAGGACCGGGGTCCGAACGCTGCGGCACCCGATGTGTGCCGGCGGCTTGGGCCCCCTCCCTACCGGGTAAACCTCACCATCCCTCGCCCTGCAGATGGCCGTCGTCCGAGCATCCAGTACGCTGGTCCACCGCTCGCCCTTCAGGATGTCCTCGTTATCCAGGGCCAGGGCCTCCCGGGCGGCACTGCCAACGTGATTCACGGCAGTCCGGACCATGGCTGCCGCGCCCCGGCGATCAATCTCGAGCAGTCCGTCGGCGTAGCCCAGCGCTCGAGTCCCGCGGATCCGGCGCACCATCTGCTGGACGGTCTCGCCCTCTACCATGCCCAGGCGAATGGCGTCACGAACCCGAGCAGCTTTGGCAGACTCCAGGCCGGACAGCCATTCCTTCAGCAGCCGCCCCTGGAAGGGCCGGGACATAGCCGCAGCCGTCACCGTCCGTGGCGCCGGAGCCGTCACCGATATGCCCTTTGGCAGGAGGTCCGACAGCGCGCCGCGCAGCCATCCGGCTTCGTACTCAGCGAACTTGCGCAATTCGCCGTCCAGGTCCTTGCCTACGGCCTCGTATGCGGCATGGTTGAGCTGGCGAACCTCGGCCAGCAGCGTCTGGAGCCGCTTTGTGACTGCCGGGCCAGAGTCAAACCCCTTTCCTTCAATCTTGCCGTAGCGAGCCTCGATCTGCCGGACTATGTCGAGGTCCGCCCGATTGAGAAGGGCAACGACCTTGTTTGCCACCCCACCGCCGTACCGCTGCAGGTAGATGGAATGCCGTACCAGGGCATCCAGAAGACGGCTATTCGCCGTCGCCATCGCCCGTCACTCCAAGCTTCGGCGGCTCCGAGGCAATCCGCTCGATTTCGTCCGCGAAGCTCACGCCTTGCTGGGCAATCTCACCGCGCTGCAGGTTGTCGTAGAGCGTTTCGTGGCTGATCGCACCGCCCTGCCAGGCCTTCACCAGGGAATCAATTTCCTGGGCAGACAGGCCCCCGGGCAGGAAATCGGTGTTCAGGACGACCTTGGCCTCACCAGCTGCAGCCGCCCACTCCGCGGCCCAGGTCAGGCCCTTGGAGATGGCTGCGCCAGCGGCGTTTGCCAGCGAGGCCAGAACGCTGTTCTCGCCGGCGCGATGTATTGAGGCGGTCTCGGCCGCTTCAGCGGCGCGCTTCTCGGAAGCGAGCATGCGGGCGCCGAGCGCCACCATCATCTGCTCCTTCTCCTCAAGGCGCTTGGACAGATGCTCCAGGCCCTTGCCTTCGAACTCCAGGTACTCGGCCTTCGCATCGGCATTGGGCAGGCCAATGGCCTTAGTGCTGCCCAGCGCCAGGCTTTCACCCTGGTTGAACGTGTGCCCGATGATCACCGGCGTCGGCAGACCGGTGAAGTGGAGGCCATGCTCGTAGTCCGCCGTGGTCCGGTAGTGCGAGAGATTCACCTCGACCAGGTCCATCAACGGCGGCTTAGCCACCTCTTCCGATATGCCCATCGGGCCGCAGATCAGGAACGGAATGAAATCCAGGGGGCGGCCACCCTTCTGCGGGTATACCGGCTCCCCATCCATCACGAACTGATCACCGCCAGCGGCCCCATCGGCTTTCTTCCAAAGCTCGACCTTGTACTTGCCCTCTTCCAGCCGCAGAACACGCCAGCGATCAGACAGGACCGACTCGTAGGGGTCCTTCGGCGTTGCCACCATCTCGTGCAGAACCACCAGCGTGAGCTGCCAGCGGTTCCCGACCTTCTCCTTCCGCCAGTTGATGATCGACTCGGCAGAGTACTTCACCAAGTAGGGGCGTAGACCGGCAGCCTGCTCCTCTGCCTGGGTGCGGGCACCCTCCGACCGGGTGTAGTCGGTCAGCAGGCCGAACCGCCCCACCGCCTGCAGGTCCTCGACAGCCTTCTCGCACAGGGTCTGCAGCGGAGTACCCACGGTATCGACATCGGTCAAGGCGAAGCTAATGCTCTCCGGCACTTCCACCTGCGGCGGCTGGCGGAAGATCAGCCCGGTAAGACCGTCCAGCGTGCGCCCCGTGGCGTTGTAGTACAGCGCCCGGCACTTGTAGGCGTCATACTCCTTCTGGTCCTGCTCTTCCAACTTCGGCAGGATCTTGTCGCCCAGGGCGTGCACGGCATCCTGCCCGGCAACCGCAGCGCGGCACTTCGCCCACTTCGGGAGCGCCTTCGCGTACTCGGTGTGGGTGGAGTTAACCGGCATTTCAGTGACCTCTCAGCGTGGCGCGCGTCATGCGTGGCGTGATCGGCCACTGCTTGCTGATGAAATAGCCCTGGGCATCATTGGGATGATCGTGGCCGGTGGTTTTGTCCGGCTCGCCGTTCTTATCCCAGGCCTGCTGCTCCAGGGCCTCGGTCAGCACCGGGCAGCTGTGCGTGTTGACCTTGAATCGCCGATCCCCTGCATCGTTGAGGATCATGGCGTTGAATGCGTTCACCCGGTCTTTCACCGCCGGGTTGGTCGGATTGACCTCGATCATCAGGCCGGCAGCCTTGAGGATCGTGAGATCTGACTCTGCAGCGTTCTTGCTGCTGGTGTTCTGGCCCGAGGCATCGGGGTACACCTTCACGGTGTGGCCCTTGTCCTTGAACCTCTCCTTCAACAGCTTCGCCATCGCCGGCGTGTCCCTCACCTTGGTGAGTTCAGCCACCGCCAGCGGTAGGCCGTTACGGATGACATTGATGACCGCCGTCATGTTCAGGACGTTGAAGTCCATCCCGACGTGGATCACCTCGCCGACCTCGATATTGGCGTCGGTGTGGTTGGCCTTGCGGCAGAAGCCCGGGTAGACGCTGCCCGCGGTCAGGTTGACGAACTTGCCTTCGAGGTAAGCCTCAATCAGCTGGGGCGGATAGGTAGCCCTCAGAGAGGAAATATAGTCCTCGGGCAGATTCAACTCGTTGTCGTACGTGCTGGCCTGCACCATGCCGTACATGTCCGCCAGATCAGGCTTGGCGCGGACATCGCGCACCCACTGCTGGTAGACGAACTTGAAGCCCTCTGGGGTCGTTGTGACGTCCAGGCCGTTCAGGCCGTCGAACTTTAGCCTCAAGCGAGCGATCGCCTTCCTCCATGCCTGCTGGGCCTTGGTCAGCTTCATGACGTCGAGTTCGTCCATCAGCCCGCGCGCGATCTTGAAACCGATAATCGTCTCGGGCTTTTCCAGCGACCTGCAGATAATAGTGCCGTGGTACCACCGTCCCCGGTGTACGTGAATCTCGTGGTTCGCCTGGTTGACCCTCACCCTCATCCCGTAGGTGTGGGCGACCTCCTCGAAGGTCGGGTAGTAGATATCGCGGATCTGGGCGTATGTGGGCGCGAAGTACCCGAGGTGCGCCCTGGGATGCTCCCAGAAGTGCTCGCACTGCGCAGCGCCGCCTACCCAGGTCTTCCCGGATCCGAAGCCGCCGACGAAAGCCCTGAACTTGTGCGGCAGGTCGAGGAAGGCGTTCTGTGGGACGTTGAACGTCGGCGTGACCGTGGTCATTGCCGCCGCGCGTCTTTCACCGAGCGCTCGACCTTTGTCGCTGCTGGAGCTTCCTTCTCCTCGTCGCCGGCACGCTGCCGGTTGACGTAGGCGTCACCGACCTCTTTGGCCGCCTGCTCCAAGGTCTGTAGCGCTAGCACCATGTTCCGGTTCTTCTCTGCCCGGGCGACGATGCGCTGCATGGTCCGCAGCCGATACGCCTTCTTTGCGATCGGGATAGCGGCCACGGCGCCGTCGAACTCGTCTCGGGTCTTCTGGAACAGGTCCCGCCACTGCTTGCTGAGGTTCTTCCCCTGCGCCTTGGTCGGGTTGTAGGCCTCGATCTGCTGGCGATCCAAATCCAGCCCAAACTCGTCTTTGACTGATTCCGCCACCTGTGACGGCGTATCGTGGCTCGCCAGCGCCGTGACAATGAAGGCCTGCACGTCGGCTGTCAGCTTTGGCATGGGTCAAAGCCAGTCAATTAGGCAGCTCGTAACTGGCAAGTGCCGCAGGCCCGGGCAATGTTGATGCCCGACACCTCCGGTCGCTTGCCGGCAGCGGCCACCAGGTCAGCAACTCGGCCCGCTGCCCCATACCGCCGTACGACGCCTACGAACTCCTCGACATCGTGCCCTCGGATGGCCAGTTTCGGCGTGCCCCGGCTCCAAAACTTCGGCTGGCCGGCCTCATCATGCTCATGCCCGATGTGGTAGAGCTCATGCTCGACCAGGGCGCAGAACTCGGCGTCCGAGCACTGGGCGGCATACGAGGCGTCCAGGGTGATCAGGAACTCCGGCACGTTGCCGAACCATTCCCGCATCTGTTGCTCTTGCCTGCCCTTCTGCCACGGGCCACACCGGAAGGTGATCTGCTCGCACTGGCCGACCACCCGGTTCATCTGCTTCAAAAAGCCGCCAGCAGCCCACAGGAAGTGGATGTCGGCGTCCGCGAGGTGGCGATGGTCGGAGTTGTAGAGGGTCCCGCCCTCTTCCAATATCTCCCGCCGGGCCCATTCGAGTACTCCCGGGGCCGGCGTGAAGTTGATGATCGTTTCGTTGTCGCTGAACTGGCCCAGTTGCGCGGGCGGCATGGGCCGCAGGGTGCGCGATTTGGTCTTTGCCATGTTCCACTCCCCCGCATCCGCGGTTTGGTGGGCCGCCCATCCGGGCGTGTGCGCAGCTGGCCATCCGGCCGACTGCCTGAAACTAGAACGTGAACCCCACCCGAACCCGCCCGGCCAGGCCGTGGCGGTCATCCTCGAGGACTTCGGCACCGACTCGGAACCGGCCGATGTCGCGCTCGACCCAGGCGCCGAACTGGTCGCCGCGGTAGTCCGCGCTGCCGCCGGCCGCCCATTTGCGCGCCGGCGGGGCCGCGAAGGCCCGTTGGATTGGCATATCCAGTGCTTCGATCACCTTGCCATCCGGCGAGCTGGCGACTACGCGGCGGCCACCGTCGACCTGAACCAGCGACAGATCCAGCCTCACCGGAGCGCTCTCCGGCTTCGACGGCTTCACGGTGACCGCCACGCGGCGCTCCTCTTTCGAACCCTTCGGGAGCTGGTGCGGTGGCGGCGCAGGCTTGATCGGCGGCGCCGCGCGCTCGGCGACGACGCTGCCGTCCTGCTGCTTCACGGCCGGCGCCGGGGCGGTGTTCTCCGGCACCACGTCACAGTCGACTAGATGCGCGCCGATATAGGCGCCGCCCAGGCCGGAGACGATCACCGCGGCCAGGATGACGTAGGCGTACAGGTTGCTCATCATTGGCGCTCGCATAGCTCACGCTCGGCGGCACGCCGGCGGGTCAGGCCCGGCAGGACGATGCCCCGAGCCTTGTTCCAGCGGGAAAGCTCGGCACAGGCCCCGCGGCGGTCACCTGCATTGAGCTTGCGGACCAGGGTGGACCGGCAGAAGGCCGATCCGCCGACGTTGTAGGTGAACGAGGTGTAGGCGCTGCGCTCACCCGGCGACAACGGCACCTTCACACATGCGACCATCTCGTCATGGGCCTTCAGCAGTTCCTTGCCCAGCAGTTCCTCGCACTGGGCCCGGGTGGCGGTCTGGCCGAGCTTCACGCCGGCCGTGCTGCCGTAGCAGATGGTCGGGATGCCGACCGGATCCTTGTAGGCGACCGTGCGCAGGCCCTCGAAGCTACCGACGAGCACCAGGCAGGTGCCGAGTCCCATAGCTGCGATGCGGGCCTTGCTCATGTGTGGCTCCGCAGGTCCTTCATCCGCTCTTCATGCTCGGCCTGCAGCCGGCGGTCCTCCCGGACCTTGAAGTAGATGTTTACGGCCAGGCCGACAAGGCCGATCACGATGCCGCAGACCACACTGAACTCCGAGGACAGCCACCACCCCACTACGGTGGTTCCGGCGCCAGCCTGTGTGGCCTTGCTGCCAAGCGCAGCCACAGTTGCATCAACGCTCTGATCCATCCTTCCCCCGGAAACTGATAAGCCCGGCGCTTGGCCGGGCTCGTTGAATGTGGTCATGGCAGACCGATGACGCCCATGCATCCGTTCATGAGGCACCTCGTAGCTGTCGGTGAATCCGATGCAGGATGTAGCCCACCATGGCCACCACGCCGCAGATGAATCCGAGCGCGAAGAGGGCCATGGGAACCTCCAGAATTGAGGCCGTCTCGTAGGCCAACGGTCCCGCCGCCGATCCATTCAGCGCTGGAGCAGCGCTACTCGGCACAAGGACTGCCGGTGATACCAAGCCTCTGCCGGCTCGGCGGGCCCTGGCGGGCGGTGGGACTGCGGAATAAAGGCGCCGGATGGACCGGCGCTCCCCTCGCTGCCGAGGCAGCAGGACAGGGGGAAGTGGAAACGAAAAACCCGCCTCAGGGCGGGTTTCAGTGCTATTGGGACGGATGTCGCATGCTTACCTTCTTCTTATTCGCATGAGGGGGTCGCCGTCAAGCGGCTTTCGCGGCCTCGTCCTGCCGTTCGTCGGCGAAGGTGAACGGGCCGTAGATGCGCGCGGAGATCTTCGCATGCGCCCCCTTGAGGGATTCGCGCACCGTGGATTCATCGACGCCGATCCGGCTGGCGACGACCCGGGCGCTACGCGGCCGTTCCCGATGGGGCACCACGTAGGTTTCCCAGATCGCCCGGCGCATGGCCTGGGGCAGGTGCTGCACGGCCTCGTTCGTCTCGCGGCAGCGGATGTTGTGCGCCAGCTCGCGGCCACGCTGCTCGACCATGGCCGACATGCCGCCGTCCGGAGGGCAGGACACTACCTCGCCGTCGACCTCGATCAACTCGAAGACGATCCCATCGCCGCGGATGCCGGCGTTCTCCTGCATCTCGGCGATGCGGCCGAAGGGAGACGATGACCGACTCAGGACAGCCGCCGGCTCCTGGCACCACTGGCCCCACTTCATCAGCCGGTATTGCACAGTGTTTCGCTCGATCTTCATGCCGTTCCCCTCTTCCTCAATCGAATCTCTTTCACCGCCGCCAGCCTTCGTGTCTCACAGCTCTGGCAGATCGCACTGCCCCGCTGCCGGCGCACGAGTTGGTCTACTGGCTTGTTCCGGTTGCATCGGCCGCACCAGAAGGTGGCATGGGTCATACCTTCCCCTGCAGCGCCACGACTGCCTTGCAGATGGCGATGGCGGGGGTTGGGCCGTAGCTGCCCTCTTCTTGGAAGCAGCGACAGGCATACCAACCGGCGCCGTCCGGCCCAACCTGCAGTTTGTGCTTCTCCAGAAGCCTCATCGCCTCGGCGGGGTTGCGGGTGGGCTGGTAGGGGCCGCCATCGGGCGGGCGAATGGTGTATGTGACGCACATCGGCTTTTCGCCATGCTGGTTGTAGCTGATGAATGCGTCCGATATGCCAATAGCATGAGCTACGGCCATATCCAATTCAGCTAGTTCCTGTTCGGTCACAGTACCCCTCCCCTCATCGTCGCCAGCACCCGCAGCGCCCCGTCAACGTCGCTTACCACCGCCAGCGGCCCGCCGCGCCAGGCGCCGTGCCAGTCCAGCTGGTCCGGCGTCAGGGCCCGGGCGCTGGGCGGTTTCTGGCCGTCCTTCACCTCAACCAGGGCGGTCTGACGCTGATAGCCCACCAGCAGATCCGGGCAGCCGTCGCCGACCATGTGCAGCGGCTGAACGGTCGCACCGGCGGCTCGAAGGGCGGCCACGATCTCAGGCTGGTTCCGGTCCACTTTGGCGGCATGGCGCATCAGGCGGCCTCCAGCAGCGCGCCTGTCGCTCCCAGGGCAGATGCTGCCGGGGGCATGTCCTCGAGCAGGAGCTGAAAGGCGATAAGTCCCTTCTTCGTTTCCCCAGCGCGGCGGAAACCTGCACGCAGGTAGCACCGGCCTGGATCGCGCTTGTGGCGTACCTGCGCGGGGTTCACGAAGGTGACCATGCCCAGCGGTGGAACATCCGGCCACTTGGCACGCGTGGCGCTCACGGCTGCGCGTATCAACTCGGATGACAGGCCGGCCCCCTCGTTGCGGAACAGGGTGTTCATCCAGGCGCCGCGCCAGGCGTGCTGGGCATACTCCGGCCATGACGTTACCCACAGGGCACGCTCGCAGCCGGTCAGCAGCACCAGGCAGCGGCCGGGGGGCACAAACTGCGGTGACTCCGCCTTCTGGCGGTTGTAGTGCCGATTCGCCAGCGGGAGAGCGGCGCGGTCAAAGCGATGGGAGAGGCGCCAAGGCATCACGCAGCCACCTTCACCAACTCCAGTTCCCAAAGCCGCCGCTGCCAGCGCCAGTACGCCAGGTTCCAGGCATCGGCCTTCATGCCCTTGTTCATGGTGAAGCCTTGGTCGAGCTCTCGATGACAGGCGGCACACCCGGGCACCGCGAACTGATCCCCGGCCTTCTCGCTCATCCCCTTGCCGTGCACCAACTGATTGGAGTGGCAGGGGACAGTGTCTTCGCCGCCCCCAGTGCAGCAGGGCAGCATCAGCATGCAGGGCTGGCCCTGGCAGAGATCCAGCAGCTTGCGGGAGCGGTAGTTGCCTTTGCTCACGCCGCTTCTCTCAACTGATCCGCATACTGCGGGTCAGACCACACGATGCGATGCTCGGAGCCGAAGGCGAACAACCAGGTGATGAAGGCCGTCGCCAGCTTCTTCGGGAATCGCCGGGTCTGATCACCCAGTGCCACGAAGCCATCCCGGCCCATCGCCGGCACCAGCCGCATGTCTCCCATCTGCGCCCAGGCGTCCTGCAGCTCCGGGTAGTTGATGTGGTCGCCCTTCGTCTCGTGCTTGAAGGCATCCACCAGCAGGCGCTTCATGTCCTCCTGGTGCCACTTCCGGCCGAAGTACTCGTACTGCTCGGCGATGTCCCCGATCATGGCGTGGTAGCGCTCTTCCTGATCGCGGGTCTTGCTGGCCTTGCGGATGACAACCTCGAAGTCACCCTGCGGGACAGCCTTCTGGGCGTGGCGGTAGGCGCGCTCCATGACGAAGCGGAGGGACTGCGGGGTCAGCTTTTCGATGAACGCCTTCATGCCTCTGCTCCCATGGTCTTGATGTACTGCTCGCGGCTCGGCCGGCGGTGCTCGCGGCGTACCTGGCCGGTGTGAACGAAGTAGCCGAAGTCCTTGCATGCGATCTGGGCGCCTGCGCAGCGCTGCAGGAAACCGCAGGCATCGCACGGGCGCGGGCCACGGGGGGAGAGCATCTGGCGGCGAACAGAGGCGGTCATGCGGCTTTCTTCTGCTCTTCGAAAATCAGGGATGCCCACAGCGGGCACGGGCTCAGGTGGCGCTGTTCCGCGATGGCGTAGCCGTGCTTGACGATCACCCCGTTGCGGGCAGCCTTGCGGAAGATCGATCCGAAGGCTTTAGGCGTCGTCGGTGCCGTGACCTTGGACTGGGCCCGGAACTGCTCCGACGTGAAGCATTCGTGCCCCCTCGCGAACTCGACCAGGGCCTCGTAGGCGGCATCGCCCCAGCCGGGTGACACGGATTCGGCATGATCGATGGCGGCTTGGATGCCGCGGTCGCGTTCAACTAGCGCGAGCTGCATGCCTTCTTCGCGGGCGGGGTTCATGCGGCCCTCCGATGCGACTGGCCGGTGAAGATCGCCGCCCGGCCGCCGTTCTCGCGCAGTCGGTCAACCACGCGCTCGTCCAGAACCTTCGGCAATTCCTCGGCGCTAACATTGCCGCACACGATCGTCGGCAGCATCTTCTCGTAGCGCTCGTTGAGGACATCGAAAAGGATCACGCGCTCGTTGTCGGTGCCGTTGGTGGCGCCGATCTCATCCAGCACCAGCAGCGGCAGGCTGCCGAAGTACTCGACCATCTGCGTCTCGGTGCGGTCACCCTGCCCCTTCCAGGTGGCGCGGATCTCGCGCAAGAGTTCCGCCACCGTGCAGTACCGGGCCGCCTTCCCGCTGCGGACAACGTGCTTCAGCAGACCTACGGCAAGGTGGGTCTTGCCGGTACCGACATCACCGATCATCACCAAGCTTTCGCCGGTGTTGCACTGCTCCGGCCAGCGCGCGGCGTAGCCCTGCACCATCTCGAAGGCCTCGACGTTGGCATCAGTGGCCCGGTAGGTTTCCAGTTCGCACGACGCGAAGCGGAGCGGAATCTTGGCGTTCTTCAACCCCAGATCGACCTTCGCTTGCTCTTCCTGGGCCTTCGCCGCGGCGTCTCGGGACTCGACGCACTTCGGGCAGACCCCGGGCCGGGTGCCAATGGCCTCGCCACCGCTCAGGTACTCTGTCACGGCATAGTCACCGTGGTCAGCACACACCCGCGATCCGGGCCGCTGCGGGTACTCGCCGCGTGCCGCCTTCAGCGGACTGAAATCAGAACTTCCCATTTGCACCCACCCCCGCGCGATAGTCCTTCGGGCCGGCGGGCACCATGCCGCCGGTCTTTGCGCCGTTTACGCCATCCTTCGGCGCATACACGTCCTGCCAGTTGTTCCGCGTGGATTTCTCCAAAATCGCCTTCACGTCGTGGCCGGCATCCCTGAACTTCTCCAACTCCATGACCACCAGTTCGCGGGCACGATCGGTCATGGGCTTTTTTATCTTCAGCCGCATTTCCTCGAAATGCCCCCAAGTGGTCGCATCGATCCAACTGGGCAGCACCCAAGGCGCGGCAGCGCCCTTCTTATCTTTCTTCTGGTTACTGGTTACTGGCTTATGGCTAGGGTTATTTCCAGAAACCACATTGGTTTCGCATTTGGAACCGTCTTGGTTTTCAATGGAAACCGTTTGGGTTTCTGGAAATAACCCGGACGGTTCTGGTCCGCGTGGAACATTCCGGCTGAAGTTGGGCGGGCGACCCCCGAGCTTTCCGACCTGGCGGTTCTTCTCGGCTTTGGCGGCATAAGCGCTGACTTCCTCGTCACAGCGCTTCTGGCCATATCCTTCCGGGCCTAAGACGAAGTATTCGCCCAGGACAAAGGCGACTGCGGCCCGCTCGTCCTTGGAGTTGGCGCGCGCCAACTTGCAGCAGACCGACACATCGGCCGGCAGCGGCTTCTCGCGGCTGTAGTACTGGTCAATGAGGCGGCTGTAGATGCCCTCTTCCAGTGCCGACAAGTGGGCCGTGTCGCGAATCCAGTCTCCGATATGGCGCTTGTAGTGATTCACAGCGACTAGATGCCCCACACCGAGCGAATCGACACGCGCTCCTGCAGCGCCTGGACTTCGAGCCCATCGAGCTTAAGGGCGGCATCCACGCGCAGGCGACGGACACGGTGCGTGTCGATGCCCGCTGCCTCCAACTCGAACTCGAGGTCGCCGAGCATCTCGCAACGGGCGCGCAGCAGATCCATTCGGATGGTTCGCCAGAGCTTCTTGAGCATGTGTCCTCCTAGGCCGCGCGCGTCTCGCGCAGGAAGTTCTTGATCGTCTGCAGCTCGGCTTCGGCGCGCTCGCGGGCTTCCCGCTCCTGGCGCAGATCGCGCTGCAGTTCGGTTTCTCGCTGGCGCAGGGACGCCGGGTCATAGCCGCGGCTGTACAGCAGCCACAGCAGCGGCAGCTCGTTGCCGCAGGCGTCCATCAGCCGGTCGAGGAACTCGCCCTTGATGCCAGCCTCACCCTGCTTGATCCGCGCCCAGGTGGGAGCGTCGATCCCGGTGTCGATCGCCACAGTCTTGTCGATAGAGCCGACCAGTTCCGCGCACTTGGCGATGGCTTGGGGCAGACTGCGGATGGTCGGCAGCACCGCCAGATCGATGGCGATGCGCGGGCGACGGACCCGGAGATCCAGTTCAGACATGAAAGGCTCCACAAGGGAATTGCGTGGCGTTGTAAGTCGCGTTCCGGCCAAAATTTTTGGGCCATGAACGATGAAGCGAAGAAAACGGAGCCTGATTGCCCAAGCTCAAGGTGCGAGGCCGGCGGGTGCCGGCTGCGGAGGAGATGTGCCCGGGTGCCTCTGTCCGCGCCGGGCGCGCGGTTGGGGTTGCTGCCGGGGAGAACGGCAGCGCGTGCAGAGGCTCACGCTGGGGGATCATGCGGCGCTCCGCTGATGCCAGCCGCGGCCGCTCGCCTTTTCCTGGGAGCGGCGGAGCGAGTGATAGGAAGCGCATTCCACGACTTCGACGTTGCCGACTTGGAACGGCAGCGAAAGGTTCTTTCTGGCAAGGAAGTAGTGCCCCGCCCCCTTGCCGCGCTGGTCCCATTTACCCGACGACTGCCAGACCTCCCACCATTCAGCGAAGGTCAGTTCCCAAGCCACACGGCAATGCTTGGCCTGATTGCGCTGGGAGCGATAGGCCGTTGCGGCATCGGTGCCGCAAGGCGACTGAATCTTGCGGGCCGCGTCGTACTCCTCGCGGTTCATGCCGGTTCGGGCAAAGCACCGGCGGTTCAGCCCAGCGGAGTACTCGGCGGCCTTGGCCCTTTGATGGGCTTGGACCACCTTGCCCCGGCCGTTTTCGTAGGAGATGCCCTTCAACTTGAGGATTTGGCGGACCCGCTCGCGGGTAATGCCATGCACATCGCCGATTTCCTGCAGGGTCTTGCCGCCGCGATAGGCGGCGGCCATCGCATCAGCGCGCACGTCAGCAGAAAGCTTCTGCGCCTGCATCTGGATAGCGAGGGCTTCCAATGAGCCGCCGCAATGCGGGCAGGACTTGTGCATCACGCCGCCGCCTTGGCCTGGGGGGCGTTGGCGGCTACGGGAGCGGTGCCGAACATATCCGGCCGCATCTCGTACTTACTGACCTTGCCGCCAGTCGCCTCGTGAATCAGGACCGCAGCTTCGGGTGTCAGGGTGACCATCTTCAGCCACTTCCAGACGTGACCCTGGCGAACCTTCCCGCCGCAGCGGCGGGCGAGTTCGGATTGGGAGTTGCCGCACAGGCGGATAGCCTTTTGGACGTGCCGGTTCTGCTTCATGCCGCCCAGACTACTACTGTGGTAGTGGTCAGTCAACTACCACGGTTGTTTGAATGACTACAACCACAGTTGTAGTTTTCGATAAATGGAAACGCTAGGACAACGACTTAAGACGCTCCGGGGGCCTGATTCGCAGGCCGCTGCTGCCAAGCGTAGCGGCATCTCCCAACAGCAGTGGTCGAAGCTTGAGCGCGATCTGATCGACGCCGACGACAGCTCTGTCCTTGGCCGCATCGCCGATGCCTACGGCGTTACCACCGACGAGCTGCGCGGATCTCGACCTCTGAAGCCCAGAACCCCCGAGACCGTCCGTGTTGGGCAAGGCGATCACGACTCTCCTCTGGTGTATGTCACGAAGGTGACCGGCGCCCACCTTTCCGCCGGGAGCGGAGAAGTCCTCTGGGACATGGACGAACTACAGAACTCTCACGCCTTCCAGGCCGATTACATGCGGGAAAAGGGCTTGCGGCCCGAGCGGTGCAAAATTTGGACGGTCCGCGGCGACAGCATGGAACCGCGGTACCGCAGCGGGGGCGTGGTGCTGATCGACATGTCCGACCGCGCACCGGTACATAGCAAGGTCTTCGCCCTGGTTGGAGAAGATGGCCTGCGCATCAAGCAACTCCGCCGCGGGATCGCAGGTTGGGAGATGCACAGCTACAACCCGGATCAGAATAAGTATCCGCCCGAGCCAATCGTAGGTGAAAACTACGCGATCATAGGGCGCGTGCGGTGGTATGCAGGGGACGAGGACTAGGAACGACCATGCGTCATTTTTCGATCATCTTGGCTATTGCCGCGGTTTCAGTAAGCGGGTGTGCAACCTCTCCTGTCTCCTCCAGCAGCGCTCCCGATGTACCGCCGCAACGAATCATCAATTCCAGCCTGACAACGCCATTTCAAGGCGCCGCACTACTCGTGGTCACCCGAGATAGAGGACTCATGGGCTCTGCCTGCAATTCTAGAGTGTTCATCGACGGCCAGCCTATCGCCGACCTGGCGCCAGGCGAACGTGTCGTGGCATATGTTCTGGAAGGTGAGCACGTAGTAGGAGCGACCGCGACGGGCATTTGCGGTGGCGGTACAGCCGAGACCGGAGCGGCAGTGAAGGCAGGCCAGTCTAAGGCATACCGCATCAGCTCTGGTCAGGGCGGCGACTACGCTATCAGCGCGACAGCGTTCTAGGAGACACATATGGCTGGGATGCTGCAGATTATCACATGGATTCTCTGTTTCTATCTTGTATTGAAGGGTGTCGAAATTCTTCAGATTTCTCTCGCAAGTAGTAGAGAAAATAGAGCCAGCATGATCATTTGGGCAGTTGTTGTATTAGCTATCTGCATTGTTGCCGCTGGGGGATTTATCGCTATGCAAGACCAGCAGGCGTCTAGCCTGTCGCAGAACTTCAGGAATCAGTAAAGGCTGGGGTTCAAGCCTGTGCCGCAAAAAAGAAACCCGCCTTTCGGCGGGTTTCTTTTAGCGCTGACCGTAGGGGTTATAAAGCGGATTGCTCTTGTTGTATGCCGGCGGATTGCTGAACTCATCGCGCTGACTTCCACCATTGGATTATGAGCCATAGTTGTTGTAGCGGTACTGGTCGGGCTCGCTCTTCATGTGGCCCTGGACGTAGGTGCCATCCTTCCGATAGTAGCCCTGCTGGTAATCAGCCAGAGCTGTAGCGCTCGATAGCATCAAAACAGAAGCAATCAACAGTTTCATACCCCTCTCCCCATGTGTGCGACTACGGTCGCGGTTGCATCTAGAAGACGAAGCGGGCACCGCCCCTGATATCGCTGTAGGTCTCTTCAATCTTCAGGTTGTCGGTCTCCACTTCGGTGCGGCGATATTCGAGGAAGAGCCCAACTGGCTCCAGCTGGTACGCTGCGCCCGCGCGCGCCTCCCAGCCGTCCGTCTCATCAGTCTTGAGGTAGCCCGCCTCAACATAGCCATAGAACTTGCCTGACCCCGCCGCGACACCAAGGTGGATGCCGTAGCCGTCCTCATCATCGGCAGCCGTCAATCCGCCTGCGGAGATCTCGCCGTCAAAGCTGAGATACTCGACGCGGCCCCATGCAGCTATCCCAGGCTGATCAACGAAGCGATATCCGAGGCCTGCCCGCCACTGATCCACCTCCGCCTCAACGTCAACTCCGCCGACAGTGCCATCTGGCTCTGAGTGCTGGTACTCAGCGGTGAAGAAAGGGCGAGACTTGCCGGCGACGATGCGGACTCCGTAACCAGGCCCAGTCAAATCATCGCCTACCCCATCCACAGTGAACTTCAGGTGGGAATACAGCAGGTCAATTGTGTTGTGCGCGAACTGATCGGCTTCGGCCAAAGCGACCGGTGATGCGAGTGCAAGGCACAGCGGAAGAGCAAATTGTTTCATGTATTTCCCCTACGTTGCCGGCATGTTGCCCTAACTCTAAAAACTAGAAAACCTGATTGGCGCGTCAGGTCGAGCCACTACCGTTCGTCGGCTCAGGGTTTGACTACTACTGTAGTAGTTGACATGCCACTACTACGGTAGTAGTTTACTACCCATCACCACCGGGCCACGGCCCACCACAGGGGATCGGGATGAACGAACAGCAGAAGGCGCGGATCGAGACTTGGGCCCGCGAGTGCATCAACTCTCTGACCATGGCCAGCATCCGCAAGGACGGCGCCGCGCTCGCCCACTTGGATGCCGCCAGCCGCGCCAGCGTTGAAGCCTTCCGCATCGCGCAGGGGGCCTGAGCTATGTCCCAGGCCATCACCCCCGGCGCCCTCGTCCGCATCTCCTACGGCCCCCGTCGCGGCTACCGCGGCGAGGTCATCAAGATCGAAGGCCGACACATCACCGTCAGCACGGTGGGCGGCAACGTCACCCTCCTGGCTTCGCAGTTGGAGCTGGTGTGATGCCCGGCGCCGATCAATTCAACTACGAAGCGGCACTGGAACTGGTCCGCGATGACGTGTCCTTCGTGGACGCCATCACCGACATCGTTGACACCCTCTCCTACGCGACGATGACCGACGCGCAGATCGAGAAGGCGGCCGGCACCTACCAGGTCGAAATCCGCACCCAGCGCCTGCGGCAGAAGCGCGCCATCGCACAGCAGGCCTGCCAGGCGCTGCGCTCCATCCTCAGCGACTTCGGCGGCACCAACCTGAGCCCTCGGGAGGCTGCCATCGCCTCTGCCCTGCACTTCGAGACCCGTGCCTGGGTGGAATCCCGCGCCGAGGTCCTGTCGCGCCGCGACACACCCGAAGCTTGGGCGGAGCACCGCGCCGAACTGGCGGCGGACATGAAGCGCGACGACGAGCTGATGCGGAGGGCCGCCTGATGAGCGCCCGCGGCTACGTACTCGCCGTTCTGCTGGTGATCGCCATGATCTGCCTGCGCAACTGCGGCTTCGCCGTGCGCGTCACCTTCGTCACGGCACCAAGTGATCAGGCGAGCGCCCCGCTGACGCCCGCCTCCTCCACCTGCAGCCCGGAACCGCGAGACAAGGGGTCTCGTATGGACCGCAAGCAGATGACTCGCCTGATCACCGCGCGGCCGGGGATGACCTCGGCCGCGCCTCTCCGGATCGCCTGACATGGCCACTCATATCGTGGAAATCCCTGACGGACACGCCCTCGTAACCCTGCTGGTGCCGAAAGGCATTTCGCAGATGCAGGTCAACCAGGTCATGACCAAGGCTGCAGCGACGCTTGCCGAGTTGAATGGCATGAACTGCCAGCGCATCGCCGACCCGCAGTACCTGGGCTATCGCGTGTTCCCCATGGAATCGAAGCCCAACCCAGCCCCGCCCAAAGTCGTCTCCCTGGACGAGCGCCGCAAAGCATTGGGCCACAGCTTCCGCCTTAACCCCTTCACCCCGCCCAGCGCCGCCTGATCGCGGCCTCACAGGAGTACCCATGTCCATCAGCACCACGCAGCGTGTCTCCGCGCTGGAACGCACCGTCCGCAAGGACGCCCTGGCCAAGCTGACCGAGGAGGTCAACACCAGCTTCGCCCCCGCTCTGGCCGCAGCCGCCAACGACGAGAGCCACACCAAGCAGCTGCGCGCCGTCGCCGCCGACATCATCCGCAAGGGCCGCGCTGGTGCCGAGAAGGCCGCCCTCGAAGCGTTCCTGAACAGCCACCAGCCGGCCGTGTGGATCCTCGACTGCCTGCGCCCCAAGATGTTCCGCATCAGTGCCGACGGCAAGCGCATGGCCGAGGACGCGCCTGGCGAGCACGTCGCGGTATTGATCCCCAACTACTGCACCGGCCAGGACCTGCTGATCGATGCGCGCGCGCCTGCGAAGTGCGAAAGCTTCGCGGACGCCGAGAAGAAGGTCACGGCGCAGGAACTGCTCGGCGGCAAGCTCGAACTGCTGGACGACCTGCAGTGGTCGCTGATCATCGACCGCCGATTCCGCGAGCCGTCGGTCAATCCGGTGTTCTTCCCCAAGAGCCCGACGGAACGCTGGTACTACACCAAGACCCCTCTGACCGCCGAGAAGGGCAAGTCGCCTTCGGGCTTCGTCTGGGCCGTGCTCCTCACCAACGGCAGCGTCCTCTTCTTCTACCCGAGCGACTACGGGTACGTCCGTGGTGGCCGGCTCGTGCCCGCCAGTCAGTACTAGGCCTTTGGCACTCCCTCTCTAATACCAACCGGAGCTTTCCATGGGCAACTTCCAGCCCGCAACAAACACCCAAGCCCGCCTCAAGGCAGGGATCATGGGCTTCGCCGGCGACGGCAAGACCTACACCGCGGCATCGCTGGCCATCGGCCTTGTGCAGCTGATGCGCAAGCGCGAGATCGCTGACGGCGACAAGCCCGTCATGTTCCTCGACACCGAGACCGGCTCCGACTGGATCAAGTCGCGCTTCGATGAAGCCGGCATCGATCTGATGACCGCCAAGACTCGCGCCTTCACCGCCCTGCTGGAGTGCATCAAGGAGGCTGAGGAAACCGGTTGCGTCCTGATCATCGACAGCATCACCCACTTCTGGCGCGACCTGACGGAGTCCTATGCCAAGAAAAAGGGCCGCAACCGCCTGCAGTTCGAAGATTGGAGCGTTCTCAAGACCGAGTGGGGCAAGTTCACCGATGCGTTCGTGAATGCCAACTGCCACGCGATCCTGTGCGGCCGCGCCGGCTACGAGTACGACTTTTTCGAGAACGACAACGGCAAGAAGGAGTTGGAAAAGACCGGCATCAAGATGAAGGCCGAGGGCGAGACCGGCTACGAGCCCTCCATCCTGATTCTGATGCAGAAGCACCGCGACATCGAAACCAAGAAGGTCTGGCGGGAGGCGCACATCATCAAGGACCGCAGCACCCGCCTGGACGGCAAGACGTTCGTCAACCCGACGTTCGACCACTTCATGCCGCACATCGACTTCCTGAATCTGGCCGGAAAGCAGTTCGGTGTCGACACGATGCGCGACAGCCAGGAGCTTTTCCAGAACGACGGCCGCCCTCGCTGGAAGTGGGAGGCCGAACAAAAGGAAATCGCCCTGGATGAGATTGTGGAGCTTCTTGGGAAGCACCACGGCGGGACCAGCAATGACGCCAAGAAGGCTCGTGCCGACCTGGTGGAGAAGCATGCTGGCTCGCGCTCTTGGGAGCGGGTAAAGACCATGAAGTACGCCGAGGTCGCGAAGCTGCGCAATGACCTCTGGCTGCAGCTGGAAGGAGTCCCGTACAAGTTCGATCCGCCGGTACCCGGCGCCGCCAACTCTGAGCATCAGGAGGCTGCGTAATGGCACGCGGCGTCAACAAAGTCATCCTCATCGGCAACCTGGGCAAGGACCCGGAAACGCGCTACTTCCCCAGCGGCGACGCCGTCACCAACGCCACGCTTGCCACCACCGAGAGCTGGAAGGACAAGCAGAGCGGCGAAACCAAGGAAGCCACCGAGTGGCACAACCTGGTGTTCCCCGGGAAGTTGGCCGAGGTCGCCGGCAAGTATCTGAAGAAGGGCTCCAAGGTCTACGTCGAAGGCTCCCTGCGCACCCGCAAGTGGCAGGACAAGGAAGGCAAGGACCGCTACACCACCGAGATCCGCGTGCAGGACATGCAGATGCTCGACGGCAAG